ATGCTGTTTTAACTCAAAATGTCCACGTAATGCCCACTCGTTTGCTCGTGTTTGCATACACTCAATACATCTCCTACAACTAACAAGTTGAGGTAATCGTGTTTTACTATCTACAATGGTTATTGGTTCATAACACATTTTTTACCTCCTTTTCTTTGACACTTTTTTCAAAAGGTGTCATCTGTGCATAATAAGACAAGAGCCATTATGCACAGATTTTACAAACCTCTTTTCTCTAAAAGTTTTTTCTTTAACTTCCAATTTTTTAAAGCCTGTGTTCCTACAATTGCATTATCACTTGCTCGTCTTATATTTCCTAAATTGTCAACAAATTTTATTGCATCTAAAGTTGGCAAGACCTTAGATGCTGTTGCAACAGGTATTGCTTTTGACGCTAATGACATCCCTTTTGTTGCAATTGCTCCTGCTAACATCAAAACACTTGACATTAAACCAATAGGAGAGCCATATGGTGTGTGTGCTTTTGCTGTTTGTGCAGTTGCACCTGATGGTGTACTTGCTGGTTTTGCACCACCAAGCATTAAAGCAGGGTTTAACCCTGCCTTACGCATATCTTGCATCGCTCTTTGATATGCTGAACTGCTTAACCGTTCTTGAAATAATCTATTTAATTGTGCTTCACTTGCACTAAATTGTCTTGCAATATCAGCAGATGCTACATCTCTTTTAACTGCTGCATCTTTTCCGATAAACCTTTCCCAACCGCTTACTGCGTATTGGTCTTTTTGTGAATTTGTTGGCACTGCGTAAACGTTACTTGCTAATGCTCCACCTGCTCCGGGTTGCATAATTCACCTCTTAAAAATGGTCTATTAGACCTGGAATGCTATGTGTTGGCATTGGTCTAGTTGCTTCTAAATCAAACCGTACATTTAATAATATTTGGTCAACCTCACTAATCGCAAGCGTACGCTGAACATTTGTTGCTGAATTATCAGTCATCCATGTATCACTTAACGTCGGTGCTGACTGATAGTAATCTGCATAATGCCAAATATCAAATGAATTTGTTACACCTGAACGCATTTCACCGGTAACTCGACTTGGTTTGTATCGGTAATCACTCCATGCTTCTTGATAACCGAATACGTCATCATCTGCAACACTACCAAGTGCATAAATCTCTTTTGTATAAATCGGTTGTTCACTAATATGTGCTAATACAGGCACATAATAATCTAAACGATCACGACGTGACCAAAAACGATCTAACCCTTGTTGGTATGTTTTCTTTTGTCTTGCTACTGCAAAAATATGAACGAAACCATGCTCAACAAATGATTTATTAAATAAATAATTGTTACCTTGACTGTGTCCATACGCACCAGTATAACCAAGTGGTGTATCTTGTGCACCACTGCCCAAACCTGTTTGTGCAATTTGTTGAATATCTATCATTGTTGAACAATGACCTAAATACTCAGGTCGTTGTAAACGATAATCTCCTGCATCAACTCCAAAATGTGATTTTAACATTTCAATGTATCGTGTTCCGCCTCGTGCGTCACGTTCATATAATCTTTGAATTTGAAATGCTGTTCTTAAATCATTGATTGTTGACCCACTTACTTGAATGCCACTACCGTCTGCATAAAGGTTTGACGGATAAACTTCTCCAGCTACAGCCCAGTTAGAACCTGATTGTGAAGCACTATTCCCAGCACCATTAACACCAAGAGTTTGGCTTGTTATACTTGCACCACTTAATACGCTTCTAAACTTTTGTGCTGTTTGTCCTGAACTTGTTGTATGTTCTGTTCCAGCAATAACAGGGATCAACTGATTTAATTCAATTGGAATCAATTGTGATACGCCTTTTTGTGGTGCTGGTAAGGCACTTGTAAAATAATCAAAAGGCTTATTTACTTTTTGTAATGCCATATTTATAGTTTCATTTGATACTGCATAAGCACCTTTATATTCAGTTAATGGTGCTTGTACATTTTGATTTCTAAACCAATCGTTCCATATTTTACGATAACCTCTAAAAGGTAAAACATTTACACTATGATTAGCAGTATCTAAACCAACAGGCAAACCATAATAATCACCTAATCTTTTTGAAATACTAACACCTGAACTAAGAGATGGTACACTATCAGGTGGTGTGCCTGGTACCCATGCACTTGAATTATTCTCTCCTTGTAATGCTGTCCAATTGTCCCAAACTATTCGATTTGGTACAAAAAACGCAAAAAATTCCAGCTGTAAATTATCCATCACTGGTGTTATCGGTGTTATTAAACGTGATACATGTTGTAGATCCATTTTAAATGTATCACCTGGTAATATTTCGTCAATATAAATCGGCACTAGATCACCTGCATTCATTGTTGTCACAAGCGTTGAATTACGCTTAAATGTTGATCTAGGTGTTTGTGCATGTACGACTTTACTAAAATCTTGCGTACTTGATTTTACACTATTCTTCGCCATTTACTTTACTCTCCTGTTCCTTTTTCTTTTGATTTTCCACTATTATCTGCACTAGTCTTTGCATTTGTGGGTTTACTTTGAACATTTCCCTCATCAATTTGTCCTGCTTCAACTGTCTTACTATTGGCTCCTTGTTCTCCTTGTACGCCTTTTTTATCTCCGCCATTAACTTGTTCCAAGAGCTTGGCAATTTGCTCTTCAGG